GAGTTCTCTCCAACTGCACGAACCATCTGAAGAGGAACGTATGGGCAGTAGAACAGACCTGCGTCATAAGGTGAAGTACCCTTATAACCAACGACGTAGTACTGGTTGCCGCTGTTGCTTGCTGCGTTAGCAGAAGTCAGGTTAGCAGCATATGGGTCGATGTAGACTCTGTACTTGCCTTGGAGAACACCAGCGAAGGTGTTACCGGTGTCGTCAACGTTCAGGTTAGCGTTGAGTGCTGGGGTGTAATCGAGTACACCAGCCATGGTCAGAGCGGAAGCAACGTCTGCGGAACACAGGATGATGTTGCCCTTCCCTCTACGAGTTCTTTGTGCGATTGCGTTCGCATCTCTCTCGATTTGGAACAGAAGACCCTTGAACTTCTCAACAGACCAGCGACCGTTGGAGTCGATGTCAAGGTCGAACTCACCAGCGGTTGCAACGTTAGCAACAGCGCCCTGCTCAGCAGTTTTGTAGATGGTTCTGATGACTTCGCGGTTGATTTCAGCGAGGATCTCAGTTGACAGGATGTTTGCCAACTCAGCCTCAGCGTTCAGACCGTGAATCGCCTTGAGGTCTTGAGCGAGTTCTAAGGAGTACTCAGCTTTCAGAGCGCGTGACTTGGCGGTTACGGTGACCTTCTCGATCGAGAATGCCATCTCGTTGAAGGCATCGCCAGAGGTGCCGAGATCTTCAGCCTGAGCGGTGGTCATACCCTGACCGACGCTGTAGGTAGAACCGTTTACGCCAGAGTTGGGGTTAAGTGCAGCAGGGTTAGAACCGGATTGACCAGTTGTACCCATACCAACGTTGGATCCACCGAAGTCGAATCCTTCGTTCTGACCGGAGAATGCGGTATCTGCTTCGTCGAACAGAGCTTCGGTTCCACTCTGAGTCTTGTAGCGTGAACGCATTGCGAAGATCAGTCCGGTAGGACCGTTCATGGGCTGAACGCCTGCGAGGTCATAAGCGACCAGGTTAGGCATAGAGCGTCTGATCAAGGAGATCAGTACGGGGTCGAAACCAGCAACAGGACCTGTTGCGGTTGCACCGCCACCGAAACCGCCTGTACCAGCAGCGTTGGTGGGGGATTCAGAGAGGAATTCTCTCTCTTCTTTTAAAGTTTGTTCTTGGTTCTCCAGGAGAACGGCGGTAACCATTCTACGGTGTGCGTCTTTGATAGGATCTTGTCCGTCCGCATCCAGTAGGGGTGCCCACTTCTCCTGCAGAGCCTCTTGATTAATAGGGGCGTGCATTTGAATTTAACCTCGTTAAAAAGTTACAGTTTGAACGTATAATTTAGAAATCACTTTCTGGAGACTCTGTTCAGAGTCTGAAGGTATTTCTCCATCGTACCAGAAACTTCCTGGTAGGTGGGTTGATTAGTTTCTTCAGAGAGATTCTCTGCAGTGTCTCTTTGAGCGCCTGCATTCTCAGGGAAATACGATTCCTTGAGAGTTACGAGCTTCTCACGATAGTCTGACTCACTTTCAAACTCAACATTTTCGACAAGAGAAGCGAGTTTGTCCTTCTGAGTGGCTGCGAGACCCTCAGTTACGTCTGCAAAAACTACATCCGCAGTGGATTCTGCTAATCTTTTGTTCAGAGCAATATTTCTTTCGATTTGCTCGTTGAGTTTTCCTTCCATTTCATCAAGTTTATCTACCATGCTCTCGATGACATCATATTTTTCTTCAGGGATAGTTACATAATGTTCTTCAAAAAGACTCTTCATTCCGGTGAGGAATGATTCGGTCATTTCGGTCTGGAGACCGTGCTCAACTGCGAGTTGGTTCTCAGAGACCCACTCGTCAGCAACATATTCAAGATAAGAGTCAACACGCTCTTGAAGTTCCGACTTAATAGTTGCAACTTCTTCAACGAGTTGCTCTTCATAAGCGGACTTAATGGACTCTTCGATTTCAACAATCTTAGATTTGATTGCTGCTTCGAAGATGGTGCGTGCCTTCTCTTGGAATTCTTCGGAAAGTTCTTCGCCTTCGAAGAGTGCATTAACGTCTTCTTCGACGCTAAACTCTTGCTCAGCGATAACCTCTTCTTCAGTAGTCTCCTCTTCAGAAACGACTTCCTCTTCGGTGGTCTCCTCTTCGGAAACAACCTCATCGGTTACGGTCTCTTCTTCTTCGATGACTGCTTCGGAATCGAGTTCTTCTTCTTCCTTAACACCCGCTGGAGCAGGATCGGCAGGTTTTGCACCTTTGGTTACAACATCCTTAACTTGCTTAAGGGTTGCACCAGGTGTTTTCAGCTTAGCACTATCGTCATCTGAGCGATAGTTTTCGGGGGTAGGACCTCCAAGATCCTCTACAGATCCGGCAACGGAAGTATCCATTGCGTCTGCAGGCTTCGCCCCTTTGGTTACTACGTTTTCCATTTCTTGTAAATTGCTACCAACGGACATTTGAATATGTGATTAAGTATTAATCTGTATTTATTTATATTATTAGAGATTTGCTAAGAAATCGTTGAAAAGCGACAACTTATGCTCCTCAAGTGCTTTTTGCTGGACGAGTGTGTTAATTCTCTTCTCAGTCTTTTCTGCGAGTTGTTCGCGGAGGATTCCTCCTTCCCATACCCACTCCTTTCCTTCCATAATTCCTGAGACAAATGCATCAGGTGCAGAAGGATCAGCAACGATGTCTGCAGCGGTTGCCAACATGAAGTCTTCACCGACAACTTTACATCCTTGATCTTCTCTCAGTGAACCAACACCACGAGAAGAAACTCCCAGAGTTACTCCTTCACCGATGAGAGATTTTGCAATCTTACCCATTGGTGTGTCGAGGAGTTGTGCCTTACCCATAAAGTTGTTTCCCTTTTGCTCAAGGGAGACGATTTTATGAGAAACGCGGTCAAGGTTTACAGTAGGACCATCGGGATGTCCAAGTTCACCCAGAGCACGACCCTTATTTACGAAAGCTTCGTTATAACGATTTACTTCCTTAGAAAGAGTGGCAACAGGATACATTCTTCCATTGCGATTTTTGATATCGCCTTGTAAGAAAACACCCTCAATAAACATCTTCTTGGCATTTCCTTTGCCTTCGACGATGAATTTTACCTGAGATACTTCTTCTGTGATAAGTTTCATTTGTTTAGCCAGTAAATCCTACTTTTGCACCCTTGACAGCAGCATTTGCAGCAAATACGCATTGTGTTGGGTTTTTTTCCAGGAACTCAGTTGTTCCTCTCAACATAGTGAAAGAACCTACAACATCACCGCTTCTTGTCTCTACAACAGTGACAAGGTGATCAGCAGAAGTTGCTGTATTTGTTAAACGAACAACAGTTGCCTCAGAGAAACTTGTTGCTGTTCCAGTTGTTGTAGGAAGTGCTGCCTCTGCACCCTTACATAAAGTTCGTGACATTATTCTTGATCCTCTTGGGGTTCTTGATCAACTTCAGTTTCAACTTCCTCTTCTTCCTCAGAGTCTGATTGGTCAAACATAGACTTTGCTACGTTAGGACGAAATTGATCAATTTTTTCTGCCGCTTTACCGTACAGAATGTCCTTGATTTCATCAGTAACTTTCGCAGCCGCCGAGTCTTGGGCGATTAAGTCGATAATATTATCCATAAAATAGGTATAATGTATATTTTCTATTTATATCTCTGCCGCTTTGGCATCTGCTTCAACCGAAGCAGCGTCCATTTCTAGGTCTGGTTCTTGTGGAACGTCGCCCATCATACCCATTTCATCACCTTCTCCAGGTAAAGGTTCTCCAGTAACAGGATCTACTGCACTGGGATCGGGTAAGATTCCGTCTTTAATTTCTTGATCAATTTGCTCATCAATCTCCTCAATTTCAACATCGGTCTGACGCAGAACTCTCTTACGAAGATATTCGACAGAATAATACTTGCCGAGATATGGTTCCATTGTTGCTGCAAGACCCAATCTTTCATTAAGAAGTTCGGTCTCTTTCAGTTCGGCAAACTGATTGTCATATAAGAAGTCGTATTGAATGTGATCGGAAAGAATTTCCCAATCTTCGGGAGTGATAATGTTCTTGAGAATCAATTGCGTTCTCAACATATCATTGAAGAGATTTGCGAATCTCTTTCTCAAACGACCAACGAATTTGGCAAATTTTAGTTCGTCACGAAGGATCTCTGATGATCTTCCCAAATTAAAACCACCATCAGCAGCGATTCTAGATTCGGGAACACCAAGTGCTCTATAGAGTTTCTTCTGGAAATATTCGATATCAGAGAGTTCTCCCAGATTCTGACCGCCAGGTAGGGTAGTGATCTCAGTTCCGCGACCACCTTCTCTACGAGGTAACCAGAAGTCTTCCATCATAGACATAAACTTGCGGTCATCACGAACTTCACCAGTAGATGCGTCGTAAACCAGTTTATTTCTATAGCGAGACATAACCTCTTTGAGGTATTGCTCTGCTTTTACCTTAGGAAGATTACCAACGTCAATATAGAAAATACGACGTTCGGGTGCTCTGGATAATCTGTAGATAACCAAAGAATCTTCAATCATTCTGAGTTGATTGAGTGCTTTGATTGCCTTGTGCATATAGGAAAGGCAAGTGCCCTTGTTTCTATCAAATAGACCAGAGGTCACATATGTGATAGAGTCTTTGGCGATTT